TTTTTGGAGCGTTTCAGACGTGCCAATGGTAGGGTCGTATTCGTTGCTGTATCGATTAAAGATTACGAAAGCCTATCATTGAACATTGCCGATCTCAGACGGTACATCAAGCAGCAAAAAGAAATCGTGATCTACTACGAAAAAGCATTGGGGAGAAAATAGCTATGGGTAAACGATTTTTTGATAATTCTGCTATTGCAGAGCGCATACATATATCAAGGAATAATACACTTGATGTTATTCCAGAGTATAAGTTTGGCGCTGTTCCTTCAATGTCTCAATCGACAACCGGATCAGTATGGGACGTGAACGATACTCCCTATCCTTGGAGTGCCCTTTCGTCACCAGTAACCCCGACAGTTGATCGCGCAAATGTCGGAGATGCTGGAAAAACTGTCGAAATTTATGGGCTAGACTCTAACTTCAACCTACAATCAGAAGAAATCACATTAACCAACGCTACAGGTAACTCAGCCGCTAATCTATACTCTAGGATTTTTCGGGTAAAGATGACAGGTGGAAGCGCCATCAATATCGGTGACATTGATGTTAAGGCAGCGGCAACGACTATAGCACGGATAACGGCTGGATTGGGACAAACTTTAATGTCAGTCTACACTATCCCTGCTGAATACACGGGTTTCCTAGTTAAAATGCACGTATCAGCGGAGGCTGGTGCAGACGCTACTTTTCATGTCTTCGTTGATGAAGGAGGGGTTGGATCGTTTAACATTAAACATACTGGCGAATTATCTGGAAATTCGTCTAGTCTGTATGAATGGGAATTTCCTCTCCGTATTCCGGCTAAAAGCGATATCGATGTGGAAATAACAACGCGCACAAACAATGGCCGGTATTCATGTGGTTTTGAGATGCTGCTTTACAGAAACACTTCATAAAAAAAAATTCATTATTTACATCTAAGTAGGGGTGTGATATAATGAAATCCCATTATAATAATAAACGGAGAAACTCTATGCTTTTTGACGAGCAGATTGCACGTAAACCCGACCGCTACCCTTGGACTAGGGATTTTATCGAGGCCATTTGGAAAGGATTCTGGACTCCCGATGAGTTCAATTTCCGGTCGGACTACTCACAGTTCAAGTCAGACCTATCTGACAAAGAGCAGGAAATGGTTGTGAAAACTATGTCTGCTATCGGGCAAATAGAGATCGCTGTGAAGACGTTTTGGGGTGATCTGGGTAGGAACCTACCACACCCATCTATTGCTGATCTGGGGTACGCTATGTCCAATTCTGAGGTCATCCATAACATGGCCTATGAGAAGATTCTGGACGTTCTACAGATGAACCACGTGTTCGAGGAAAATCTTAACGAGGAGGTTATTAAGGGTCGCGTTGAGTATCTGAGGAAATACAATCAGCGAGTCTATGCTGATGATAAAAAGCAGTACATTTACGCCATCATCCTGTTCACGTTGTTCGTCGAGAACGTTTCTCTGTTCAGCCAATTCTATATAATCATGCATATGAACCGCAATCGGGCGGTACTAAAGGATTGCGCACAACAGGTGCAATACACGCGTAATGAAGAGATGCTTCATGCTCAGGTGGGCATTAAAATCATCCAGACGTTGCGTGAGGAATATCCTGAGATGTTCGATGAAGAATTGGAGCGGCGTATCTGTGAGGAGTGTATTGATTCTTTGCGTGCTGAGAGTAAAGTCATCGACTGGATTATGGGTGATTACGCAGTAAAGGGTTTGGACGCCACAATTCTTAAATCGTTTATCGCTAAGCGTATGGCCGACTCAATCAATCAGATCGGCTTTGACAGTTCAGAAATCGCGTTCGATCCGTTTTTGGTCAAGGAAACGTTTTGGTTCGATGAGGAGTTGTTCGGATCGACTATGACTGACTTTTTCCATAAGCGACCAGTTGATTACGCGAAAGGAACGGGGGTCACTGAAGATGATTTGTTCTGACGTATGGAAATGTGCAGACTGTGGAAATAGTAAAGAAATGGAAAGGGAAGCAAATGGGATTTGAGTGGGCGAATGAGGATAGTAGGGTTTTTTTTAAACGAGGCTATTTCGAGTGTTCGGTAGAGGAACGCGTGCGGCAGATTTCTGATGCGGCTGAAAAGAGTCTCGAACATAAGGGGTTCGCTGATAAATTTTATTACTACATGAGCCAAGGATTCTACAGTCTGGCGTCACCAGTGTGGGCAAACTACGGCCATGGAACGGCCTTGCCTATATCATGTAATGGCCAAATGGTGAGCGATTCCGTATCGTCCATCATGGAGAAAGTTGCTGAGGTTGGTATGCAAACCAAAAATGGTGCGGGTACGTCTGGATATTTTGGTAACATTCGTCCACGAAATAGTGCCATTTCTTCGGGGGGGAAATCGGATGGCGCTGTTCATTATATGAACCTGTGGGAATCCACCGTTGATATCGTGAGTCAGAATACCATTCGGCGCGGCTCATATTCACCATGGTATCCGGTCGAGGGGGATGATATCGAGGAGTTTCTGGAGATTAGGGAGGAAGGGTCAACCATTCAACGATTGAACCCTGGCATCACTGTTACTAATCAGTGGATGGCCGATATGATCGATGGAAAGTCTGAAAATCGTAAAATTTGGGCGCGTGTGATTCGTAAACGTAATGAGACTGGCTACCCATATATCATGTACACTGATACGGTTAATAACAACAAGCCACAGGTGCTAAAAGATTTGGATATTCCGATTTGGGCATCTAATCTATGCTCAGAAATCTGTTTACCCTCATCTGCGGATGAGTCGTTTGTGTGCGACCTAATGTCTATGAATATTTTGAAATATGACGAATGGAAAAATACGGATGCGGTGAAGGTCGCTATCTGGTTTCTTGATGCTGTCATGGAGGAGTATATCGAAAAAACTGAGAATGTTCCATTCATGGAGGCTAGTCGCAAATTTGCTATGCGGTGGCGGGCATTGGGACTGGGACAATTGGGGTGGCACTCATATCTGCAAAGCCGAATGATTCCATTCGAGTCATTCAAAGCACACATCCTCGCTGGGGAGGTTAGTAAATTCATCCAAGAGCAGTCATACGAAGCGTCGAAAGAGTTGGCGATTGAATATGGTGAGCCTTCTGGATTGATTGGTTACGGTTTGCGTAATCTGACACTCAATGCCATTGCCCCCACAACATCGTCGTCGTTTGCATTGGGTCAAGTGTCACCGTCCATTGAGCCTGAACAGTCCAATTACTACACGAAAGATTTGGCCAAAGGCAAATTCACGTATCGCAATCCATATCTAAACAACGTGATTGTTGACCATTTGGTTTTGGGCACTACGGATATGAGTCACGATGAAATTTGGAATTCTATCCTGATGAAGGGTGGATCGGTTCAGCATCTACCGTTTCTATCACAAACTGAGAAGGATGTTTTCAAGACATTCTCTGAAATCAGTCCATTGGTGGTCATCCAGCAGGCAGCAGAACGCCAGAAATATATTGACCAGAGCCAGAGCCTTAATCTAATGATCCCCCCAGGGACACCGGCCAAAGAGGTCAATGCCTTGATGATTGAGGCTTGGAAACTGGGCATTAAAACCCTGTATTACCAGCGGAGTTCAAACCCCGCGCAACAGTTGGTTCGTGATATAATGGATTGCGAGGCGTGTTCAGCATGATGAGATCAGTTAAGGACCAAGTCTGGGGTCAGGTCTGGGGTAAAGCTTGGGATCGAACCGATGATCAAGTCAGGGATCATGTCTGGCGTCAAGTCAGGGATCAAATCAGGGATCGAGTCTGGCGTCAAGTCAGGGATCAAATCAGGGATCGAGTCCGGCGTCAAGTCAAGGATCAAGTCAAGGATCAAGTCAAGGATCAAGTCTTTCATAATGTCATGGATCGAATCTGGGGTCAAATCCATGAGATCAGTTAAGCTTCAAGTCAAGTATCAAGTCGTGAGTCAAATCAATCGTCAAATCAATCGTCAAGTCGAGATTCAAGCCAAGCACCAAGTCTGGGGTCAGGTCTGGGGTCAGGTCGAGGGTCAAGTCGAGCGGCAAGTCAAGGGACAGGTCAATGAGATCAGTTAAGCTTCAAGTCAGGGATCGAATCTACGGTCAGGCTTGGGATCAGGTCTGGGATCGAATCTGGGGTCAATTCTGGGGCCAAGTCGATGATCAAGTCTTTCATAATGTCTTGGATCAGGTCTGGGACCAAGTCAAGGATCAAACCCATGAAATCAGTTAAAAATCAAGTCAAGGATCAAGTCGAGGATCAAGTCTGGGAACAAGTCAGGGAACAAGTCGGGATTCAAGCCAAGCACCAAGTCTGGGGTCAGGTCTGGCAACCAGTCGAGGGTCAAGTTGAGTTATATATAGGGAGAGACTATTATTAGCAAGGAATGACTACATGAAGCAGGAAGAATTCATCTGTGTGCATTGTGAGGCTGAATACCTCATTGAACATAATCAGCCCATTGTACAGGCGTGCCCATTTTGTAGAGAGGAAATGATGGTTGAGGCCGAAATCCCTGATATGGGATTAGAGTGGGACGAATGACTTGGTTTCACAGAGGAAATAAGTTCGAGTTAGAAGATGACGAATTGAAAGAGTGGGTAGGGTTCGTCTATGTCATAACAGATTTGAAGCATGATAAAAAATATGTGGGCAAGAAAACGTTTTGGTCAAGAACGAAGTTGCCCCCCCTGAAGGGCAAAACTCGTAAACGCATTAAGATCAAACCTTCCAACTGGATGAGTTATTACGGATCGTCTGAAGTAGTAACAAAAATGTTGAACGAGCATGGGGAGAAGAATTTCCATCGTGAGATCATCCATCTCTGTACATCAAAGGGTGAAATGTCATATATGGAGGCCAAAGAGCAGTTCGACCGCAACGTTCTTTTGGACGATTCTTATTACAACGGAATCATCAATTGTAGGATTAATAAAAGCCATGTCCTGAAGGTTAAAGATCGTTGGCTTGAGGGTAATGATAAAAAAACCTCTCCAATGTCATATTTAGACATTATGGGTGTTGACTCTTCGGATTAGATGATATAATATATGATCATCAAACGAAATAAGGATGTTTAAGATGAGCCACACAATTTATTACCAAAGCATGTTTGCCCACCTGACAGGGAATGATTGGGTATGCAAGTATCGCGGAGAAGACGAAGCAGAGGCGAAGCGGGTAGAAGGTGAGCTTAAATCTAAGGGGTTTAAAACTCTGCACCGCTTGGAAGAAACACGGACATAAAGATCGTTGGCTTGAGGGTAATGATAAAAAAAAACCTCTCCAATGTCATATTTAGACATTATGGGTGTTGACTCTTCGGATTAGATGTGTCATAAAGGGGTCAGAAACAACAACAGAGAGAAAACAAAATGTGGACAGAGAACAACACTGAAGGCTTCACCCTCGAAGAACTCAACACAATAAACGAAGCGGTCGAAATGCTGCAAAAACACATTGGCATTGTAAAGAACAGCATCGACGATGCCATCTGCGACGTTTGGGCAGGTCATACATCAGCTACGGATTTGGCAGACGCTGCCGCCGCAAAATTAGGTTTGAGATAGAGAGAGAAAATTAAGATGGAAAAGAAAACATACAAAGCGCAAGTTTGGACCAGCGATTACCAAATGGAGGCTGACACAATGCGGGTAAAGGCTACCGGACGCGACGACGCTATTGAACGCCTGACCAAGCGCATTATGAAAAACACGATGCCCAGCAGACGTGCCTTCCAGCGCATTAAATTCGGCAACGTGACCCCCACCACATAAAGGGGTCAGAAACAACAGAGATAGAAAATTGAATTCATGAAAGGAATGTGAAATGTTTATTATGCGTAGTATATTTGAGGCTTTGGTGTTCAAAGTAGCGGCAGTCATAGGACTGTCAGTATTAGTAGGATTTGGGGCGGTGTTGTTCGGGGATTATCCTTCCGAAAACATGGGTGATCTTATGAAATTCTCCGCAGTGATGTTGTCTTATGTAGCTTTGGCTACCTTCCCATGGTTCGAGTTGGGATGGGTTGCTATGGACTTGTATCTTGATAAAAAGAATGCATGATTACTTGTCGAGTGGTCTAGACGTGGTTATTGACATTACCACCAAATGCAACGCGGCTTGCCCGCAATGTGACAGGACTGATATTAGCAAGGGTGCTAAACTAAGCACTAATCCTAAACTACCAGACATTAACATGACGTTGAAGCAACTGCGTAAGGTCATCACCGCATCTAACATCAAGAAAATTCGACATATATCATTTTGTCCTAGCTGGGGTGACCCCGTAATCAACGACGATTTTCCATACATGTTGGACCACCTATTCTCTTCCGCCATACAAGCGAAAACGGATTTGGCGGTGTCGGTGGATACCAATGGATCACTCCGCAATGATGAGTGGTGGTTCAATATCGGCCAATTGATGGCCTTGTTTAGTAATGAACGGAATGATTTGTCCCTAAACTTTCGATTTGCTGTGGATGGTGTCGATCAGGCCATGCATGAGAAATATCGTCGCCGTACCAATTTGGACAAGGTTTTAAGCACTATGGAGATGGTATCAGCCTTTCCAGCCACGCGTGCAATGAGCCAAACCGTTGTATTCCAACACAACCAAGGGTTTTTGAATGAGATAAAAAGCCTCTCACAAAGGCATGGTAGTGTCGATCACTCGTTTGTTAGATCAGAGCGATTTGGTGGCGGGGACTTCAAATTCCACAACGAAAAGGATGAAATTGAGTCCTTGATTATTGCTGATCCGTTTGATATAATAGAGGCTGATCGATCTGAAATTGGTATGATCCCTTCTTGCGAGTACCAGAAGATTAACAAGGTGCATATCAACTACGACGGTCAGGTGCTGCCGTGCTGCTATTTTGCTAACGCATATGTAGCTGGTAGTCGGTGGTCTACGCTGTCAGATGCTGGAAGGTGGAAAGATAGTTGGATTGGTAAAGAGTATTTGAAGACGAAGGACGCACATAACGCCTTTAATCGTGATTTGTTTGATATATTGGCGGGTGAATGGTGGTCTAGGAAGCTGCCATTCTCTTGGAAGCATTCTGATGATAATGGCGCTGTTCAATGTAGTAAGCATTGTAGTGCAAAAGGTGGAACTTTTCGCGTAGGAGCGCACAGAAAATGAATAAGATTTTGGGGATCAGTTCTGGATTCCACAACGCCGCATATGCATTAGTTGAGGGTCGTGAGATACTGAGTGCAGAAGAAAGCGAACGCTTCACCCGTAAAAAGAATGATCCGCGTTTGAATATTGATCAATTGGACGGTATGTCTTGGGATCAATCCGCATTTTACGAGAGGCCTTTCAAGAAGAATATCCGACGCTTAATCTACGGTCAGGGGTGGGCAAAGCGCACCACCATAACTGATAATTATGTCGATCATCATTGGAGCCATGCTGCTGGATCGTATTACACGCGTCCAAACCATTTTCTTGAGCCGGTATGCGTCGTTATAGATGCTATTGGTGAATGGGATACTGCGTCAATTTGGTTCAGAAAGAAAAAGGTCTGGAGCATGAGATACCCGAAATCGCTTGGGTTGTTCTATTCAGCGGTGACTAAAGAGATCGGATACACGCCTAATGAGGATGAGCATGTCACTATGGCACTTGCAGCATATGGCGAGCCTATTCACGCTGACATGTTGTTAGAGATGTTACACGGAAACTGTCATAAAGGATTGCCGTATGATTCTCGATTGCTGTACGCTGAACCAAGCAACTTGGCCGCTTCTGCACAACTGGTGCTGGAGATTGAGATTGTGAAAATCATGAATAGGGCGCGTAAATATTCGGAGTATCTGTGCTACAGCGGCGGCGTTGCTCTTAACTGTGTGGCTAACACAAAGATTCATGGCATGTTCAAGGACGTTTGGATCATGCCAAACCCAGGAGATGCGGGTGCGGCTTTAGGCTGTGCTGCCGCAATCAACAACAAACGTTTAATCTGGAGAGGGTCATATCTTGGACACAACATCAAACGCGAAATTAACCCTAAAGAGGTCGCTGAACACCTTGAGCAACTTGGCGTTGCTGGCGTTGCTAATGGTCGCGGTGAGTTTGGTCCTCGCGCTCTCGGCAATCGTAGTATTCTTGCTGATCCCCGTGGTGATATTAAACTTACTGTGGACCGTATTAAAAAACGTCAATCGTTTAGGCCTTTCGCCCCAGCAATTCTGGAGGAACATGCGGTGGAGTACTTCGAAGGCCCGATGAATGAGTATATGCAATTCGTCGCAAAGGCCAAACATGATTATAAGAGTGTGACGCATGTGGACGGGACAAGTCGTGTGCAAGTAGTAACAAAAGATTGTGGATCGGTCATTCGACCCATATTGGAGGAATGGTATGATTTGACAGGCTGTCCTATGCTGCTAAATACTAGTATGAACACCAAAGGCAAGCCTATGGTTCGTGGTTGGGGGACTGCTATGATGTTCCAAGCCGAAGCCAAGGTGAAAATATTTTAAAGGAGAGAGAATGTTAGACATTTTGTATAGCTGGTGGTTACGCCTGAAATTCCGTTACTACCTTTGGAAATATCGTGATATGCCAAGTGGGCGCGATGAAGATACCTACATTTATGATGAATTGCCAGAGGATGATAAAGGTGATATTGATCGATTTTAGTGGCATTTCAGTGGCCGCGTATTTGGCTGGTCACTGTGAAGCGAATGATATTAAGGGGTTGAGGCATACCATTCTCAACTCCATTCGGATTTACAGGAACAAGCACCGCGAAGAGTATGGTGAAATTGTTCTGGTGGCCGACGGCATTGGCAATTGGCGTAAGGATAAGTTTCCTCAGTATAAGCAATGCCGAGCCAAAACCAAAGTGAACGACAAATATGATTGGGATACGTTTAGCCAGACCAGATCGACCATATTGGATGAGATGGTTGATTACATTCCATACATGATAATCAGACAGGATGGTTGTGAGGCCGACGATGCTATCGGCGAATTAATCCGTTATGAACACAATAAGCCATTCGGCGAGAAGGAAAAGGTGTTGATAATTTCTTCCGATAAAGATTTCATTCAGCTACAGGCATACGGTCACGTTGATCAGATCAATCCGGTGACGAAGAAATTTGTCATGGATGATAACCCCGATATGTATAGACGGCTCCATATTTTAGCAGGGTGCCCCACAGACGACGTTCCTAACGTTCTGAGTGACAACCTATGCAAGGTTGAAGGAAGGCGTGCTACGACGCTTACAGCCAAAAAGAAGGGCATTTTATTGGAGAACCCCCATGCGTTTGGTGATGATGTCTACAAGAACTATCAACGTAATTATTCCATGATCAATTTGATGGATGATACAGATTGCCCCGATGTTGTCAGAAGCCAAATTATAAGTAGCTATGAGGGAAGGAATACGCGTTGGCGTAAGAACGTGCGGAAGTTGATGCCGTTCTTGATGTCCAACGGTCATGACTATCTAATTTCGAAAGTGATCGATTTTGTTAAACGATGAGAGAGTTAAACCATGAAAAAGTTTAAATACACGTATGAGACAGTTGAAGCCGCCAAGGCCGCTAAGTCTAAAAATGAAGCAGTAGAGATTTTGAAGCGCAACGAGACATGGGCATTGAAAGATGTCCTCAAAGGGACGCTTTGTGATGATGTGAAGTGGTTGCTGCCGAAGGGTAAGGTTCCCTTCACACCGAACATGGAACAGTCTACGCCATCAGACCTAATCCGTAAAAATGCAAACTTCAAATACTTTGTCGATGGGCCTGTTGGCCGTCAGGTGAAGCAATTTAAACGCGAGTCTATCTTCTTGGGGATTCTGGAAGCTGTGCATCCTCAAGATGCCGAATTGGTTGTGGACATGATCAACAAAGTGGAGTTTGGTGGAATGCTGACTCCTGATGTTGTGAATAGTGCATTTCCAGACCTAGTGAGTCGTTGATTATGTCCTTCTAACATTAACAAACGGGAGAATACCAAATGGTAGTACATCAACTAGAACGTCTTGAGAATGATCTGATTGAGGTTTTGCAGCACGCGAAACGTCTGAAAAAAGAGGGTCAATTGGTACTATCTAAAAAGGTGCTTATGAAGGGTGATTACATCCGAACATGCATCTCTCAAATATCATAGAGGGTGAAAAGGGGCGATGCCTCGAAATATCGCCCCACTCTTATTAAAGGAATTCCGATGCCGATTTATACAATCGCTAACACAAAAACTAAGCGCCGGAAGGAAATCATATGCTCCTATGATGAACTGCGTGAAATGCTTTCCAAATATCCCGAATTAGTTCATGAGATTATGCCTGTCCAAACAGTTACCGAATCTTCGGCTGTTGGGGGGACATTAAAAAAAGCTGGTGACGGTTGGAACGACCTATTGAAATCGATCAAGAAATCGGCTGACAAAAAGCTTACTACCGTCAGGACAAAATGAACATGAAAAAAAATTCAGCAGCGACCGTATCGTTCGATGAAATTGAAAATTTCCAGTCCATAACCCAAAATCAGAGTGAGGCATTGAAGGCTTGGAATGAGGGTTACAACTTGGTGTTGAATGGATCAGCGGGAACCGGTAAAACCTTTCAGGCCATGCATTTTGCTTTTAAAGAAATGCTGAAAGAGCCATTGAAATACCGTCGGGTTATGATCATGCGTTCTCTCGTGGCCACGCGTGATAGTGGTCATTTGCCGGGTACGAAAGAGGAAAAGGAAGAGCCATATAAGCTTCCGTACAAGAATTTGTGTGATGAGATTTTCGGATACGAGGGTGCCTTTGGTAAACTGGTATCAGCTAAAAAGCTAAAGTTCGAGACCACATCATATATTCGTGGTTCCACATTCGACCAAACGATCCTTATTGTTGACGAGATGCAGAACATGACTTTCCATGAATTGGATTCTGTTATTACTCGTGTCGGTAATGATTGTAGGGTGATTTTCGCGGGTGACTACAAACAGACAGACTTCAGGTTCGCTGATGAAAAGGAAGGCTTGCGGCGATTCCTTGACATCATCGAACTATCCAGATTCTTCAAAATCGTCGAGTTTGGTGCACATGATATCGTGCGTTCGGACTTCGTTCGTGATTATATCATCACCAAGGAGATGTTGGAGAACAAACAGATTGATAAAATGGTAAAAGATAGCGTGAAATATGGCGAAATACAAAAGATTTGACCCCCGCAATAAGAGGCGGGAAAAGCGGGTTACGCATTATGAGGCTGACGTTGATAAACAACCTGTGAAGCGTAAGTACAGGAAGCAGAAAGATGGTTCACAACTTCGACCGAAATCGTGATGGTAAAGTAACCGTCGAAGAGCTTGCGCTGAGTCGTGAGCAACTCAAAATCGACAACGAAGATCGGAAACAGGATGCCCAAAGACTCATGGTGTGGTATGCCTTGGCGGGGATGCTAACATATCCCCTCATTTTGGTGTTATCTGAATGGGGCGGCTTTGAAGGCTCCATGACTGTTATTGGTTCATTCGCCTCAACCTATTTCGTATCGGTATCAGCCATTGTGGCCGCGTATTTCGCAAAAGAGGGGTATATAGGTCGCATTGATCGAACAAATATCAACGTTTCAAATCATAACGAATCTATCAAAGAGGTCATTGATGATGGCGAACGCTAGAGTATAAATAGTAGTAGACCTATCATAACAAGAACAGTGGATAGTAAATGAACGAAGATCAAAGGCTATCGGCGCTCGAAACAAAGTGTATCGGTATAGAGGAGAGGATACATACATTGGAAACAAATGATGCAGTGGAACAGGAGCGCCATAAGCAAGTTTTGAGGGACTCAAATGAAGTTAAGTCAACTCTGTTGTGGATCAATCGTCTATTGTTGGGGGGTTTTGTTGTGAGTATAGTAACTTTCGTGGTAAAGGGCGGGTTGGTATTATGACACTAATGTATAAAGGCCGCGAATTGTTTCATACTACCATGAGTACCGTGTATAAACTGTTCCTTTTAGGCATGATTATAATGGCTGTTTTTATTAACGGCCCGGCAATTGAGAAGGGTTTTTTTCCGGTTATGGCCAACACGGACATTATTCGCACTGAAACGGTATCAGGAACAACTGTGGATGCGTGGTTCGTGTTTGATAAGAAAAGGTCGTGTACATTTGTCGACTTAGACTTCTATACAATAGACCCAATAACTAAACGCCATCATAGAGTCATATACGAACTCATCTCTGATGGAGATTTGCCCCCCGCGACCCGCCCAATAGGTAAACATTGGGGTGGAGCATGGCGACTGGAGATCAGTGAAGATGCATTCACTGGAGAGGTGGTGGCGATTACACACCACAGATGCCATATATTTTGGATATCAGAGACTCAGTTCTTCCCTTGATCTAACCACTCGATAACAGTTGTACCAATGGTCTCCATGCCTTTACGGTTTGGATGGCATTCACCAATTTCTGGTGCAATTTTTCCGTAGTCGACGGATTCAAGATTCTTTCCGTTCAGACTTGGTATGAATGGCCATCCCAAAATGTTAATAGATTTACCCCGTTCATTCGCTTTCGTAATGGGTATGAATTTGTGATGACACTTCATCAAATCGACCGGATTTTTCTTAAACGATTTTGGCTCGTATATAGAGAACATGACTAATTCTTTACCCAGTTCTTGGCATAGTTTGACCATTAGAAAGGCGCTATCCAAATTCTGATTGAACACTGAGTCGCGGGTTAGGTTGTCTGGATGTAAGTCACCCATGGCGTTAAATAGGTTAATTTCACCGTCCGTCCCCCTCCATTCATGTTGTCTAGTTGGCCAGACACCCGGAACATGGGTAATTCCCAACGTTGGGCAGTAACAACGTGTCCAACCCGTCAATTCTACCATAACCAATTCGTAATGGTCGGGGGAAGACAACAACTCGGTCATTGCGTATGTTATTATTCGTTCGTTACTGATCCCGCTAACACTGACATTTTTTTGGATGCGCCAGTCATAATGTTTGGCTACGTAATCATACCACATTGGATAATCATATCGCCATTCGCGTCTAATGGTGCTAACGAAATTGGGATCAGAAAAACTGCACCCCGCGACCAGAACCCGT